CGAAAGGGTGTCGCTCATCTTCTCAAACGCCTGGTCGGTCGCCCCCGACGTATCTTCCATGTTCTCCATGATCTCGCGGGCCTCTTCGGCACTCTTGCCCACTATTCCCAGCACGGCCCGCAGCGCCCGCCCGTTGGAAAAGACATCTGAAATTGCTTCGGTATTGCCGTCAAACGCTGCCTTCAGCTCCTGGAGGACGGTAATGATGTTTCCGTCCGCCACCTTCTTTCTGAGCTTTGACACTGACAGGCCCACCTTGGCGAGGCGATCCTCTGCCTTGTCCGTCGGCTTGAGGAGCGTCTTCATGACGCCTTGCAGCGACGTGACGGCGCGGCGCGAGTTGTCCCCGACGCGGGTCAGGGCCGCAAGGCTCGCCCCCACCTGTTCAAACTCGACCCCAATTTCGGCAGCGGTGGGAATGACGCGCCCGAGGGACCCCGCGAGCTCGCTCGCTTCGACCTTCCCCTCCCGAATGGTAGCTACGAGCGTGTCGGTGGCCCGCTTCGCAGAGAGGTTTTCCTCCCCATAGGCGTTGACGGCGCTCGTCACGGCGTCGGCCACGTCCTTCGTGTCGCCTAGCCCAGCGGCGGCGGCCTTGCTCGAGGCCTCCAGCACCTCCATCGCCTTCGCTCCCCGGAAACCTGCCGACTCGACGAAGAAAAGGGCCTCGGCAAGCTCCTGAGGTGCTTTGGCCGTCTCGCCGGCAAGGTCCTGCACCTCGGATTTTAGGGCGTCTACGTTCTCACCCGCGTCGACGAGCCCCTCGATCTTGGCAAACTGTTTGTCGAAGTCGGCGGCGGTCTTTACAGCGGCGGCGGACGCGGCGGCAAGGGGCGCGGTGAGGTATGTCGTCATCTGCCGCCCGCTTCGCTTCATCGTGCGGCTCATCCCCTTCATCTTGCCCTTGATCTGCCGCTTCGCGTCGTCCATCCCGTCGGTAGAGAGGCCCAACGACACGAAAATCTCCGCGATCTCGTTGAGGCCTCCGGCAGCGGGCATGTCGGGTTAGTGGGGATCTCGTAGGGGCGTTACTCAAGCGTGGCGGGAAACTCCTCGGCAAGCGCCTGCCGTTCCTCCTCGATCTCCTCTCTCGTTGGCGGCTCGTACTCGGGGTCGAAGAGGTCGGTGGGGGCAACGCGGTCCCAGTCGTCGGCCAACAGGGCACCGGTCGTGTTGATGATCCACGCCGCGTGGCGCGAGTCCTCCCGCCCGGCTTTCTTGTAATGGCCCTCCAGCGCGAGGCGTACCTCCCACAGCTGCGCCTTCCAGAACTCGTCGGGCGTCCAGCCGAGCCGCCCCGTCGCCCGAGCGAAGAGGCCCATCGTGTCCACTATCGGACGGAGGAAGGCTCTGGCCCGCTGTTGCGTCGTGACTTTTTTCCCGACGCGCCCGCCTCGCCGGGGGCGCCCTCCTCCTGCTCGCTCTCTTCCCTGCGGCGCTCAATCTCTTCCTCGGACGGGACCTCGCCGGTCTGAAACGCCTCGAGGGCCCGCATCACCTGCGTAATGAGGTGCTCTGCGTTGTCGGGCGTGATGCGGTCCCCGATGTCCCCCACCGTAAGCTCGGTCCCTTTCTGCCGGGCGTGCCACTGGAACGCTGCCCACACAAGCAGAATGTTTGCCTCGAACTCGGTCGTCTCGACCTCCGACAGGATTTCGTCCTGGAGTTCTTCGGCGTCTTGTTCGGGCCGGTCCCCCTCCTGGGCCTCCTCGGCAAGCTCCTTGGCCTTCCCCTCGGGCACGTCGAGGCGCTTGTACATCTCGCTCATCGAGCGCATCGTGAAATAGGCAAACCACTCCTCCTTCACCTCGGTGGGCTCCCCGTCCTCGATGGTGAGGTACGAGAGGGAAACGGGGACGAGCTTCTCGGTCGGGGAGGCCATAGCAGGGGGGCGGTGGTGCGATCAAAAACGGGTGTGATGGGGGAGGGCGCAGGACGTTACACTCGGACGATGGGGCCGGACCCCTGAAACGAGGCGTCTAAGCTCCCATTCTCGTCGTAGTTGCCGGTGGTGGTGAGACTGGTCACGAGGGCGTCCCCCTGGTCCTTTGTCCCGCCTGGATATCGGGCTTCGAAGGTAATGATGTCCTGGTTGCGGTGGGCGTCCTGAATCGCCTTCTGGGACGCCTCGAACGCGCCGGTGGTGTCGTCAATGAGAAGCAGGGCCGACAGGCTCGCTTCCCACTCTTGCGCTCCGGGCACAAACTCCTTGTACGTCCCGGCAGACGTCGTCGTGATCTCGCGCGTGTCCATCGATTCGGACAGCTCAAAGTCCCTGCGGGCCGCCACGAGGGTCATCATGCCGCTAACGGGAACGTAAATGCCGATCTGTGCTCCTTGTAGCTCGTCCATAGCGCGAGGCGAGGGTCAGTGCAAAAAGGGGGATGATCAGGTGGGGATTAGGTCTTGTGCGTCAGGGCGCCGTCCCCGGTCACGCTGATCGAGACGGTGGCAAGCTCGTCATAGGGGGAGGTCAGGGTGTGCTCCTCGAGGATCGCGTCCCCTACGTCGCGGGGATTGGACCCGTCGGTGGCCGGGTACTTGATCTCGACCCCGATCACCTTGCCGTGCCGCTTCGCGCTGACGAGGGCGCGGTGGCTCGCCTCGAACGACCCGGTGCTCGTGTCAACCAGGAGGACGTTCTCCAAGGACACGCTCCATTCGTTGTAGCTGTATTTGTAGACGCGATTGCCGTGGGGCGAGGGGACGTACAGGAAACCGTCTGCCGTCGCGTCGTCGATGGACTCGTTGACGGTGATCGTGTGGGTCCCGTCCCCGTTGTCGGTGACGTTCGCGGCGGTCCACGTGTAGTCCCCGTCGTTGCCGGTCGACTGGACGATCTCGCCTCGCTTCCCGCGCTCGAGCTCCTTGGTCGTCAGGTGGTCGACCGTGACGGTATTGTTGGTGGTATCGACCGACGTGATGGGGCCGCCGACCCGCATGTTGTCCACGTGGGTCGCGTCGAGCGTGTCGGCATCCTCCGACAGCTCGAGGTTGCGCCGGGCGGCGACGAGGGTCGTCGTGCCGCCGACGGGGGCGTAGAATCCAATGGCGGCTCCCTGCGCTTCAACGTTGGGCATCGGCTCTTATGCGTCGGTTGAGTCAGATTCGAAGGTTTTCTTGGCGGCGTCGATGGCGGCGTCTTCCCCCTGCACCTTGTCGGCATAGATATCGCCGTCGAGGTCGATCACGGTGTACCACCCGCCCCCGTGGTGGGCAAGGATCGCGCCTTCGATTTCCTCGAGCCCCCGCACGTGGTCGTAATTTTGCGGGAGGGGCCGCTCGCACAGGTTCGTCGAGAGCCAGTGGCTCGTGGGGCGCTCCCCGGGATCCAGGTCCGCGCCGGCCTCCTTGCTGCGCAAAAAATCCCCGGGCTCGTACTTTTCCCCCAGGTAGAAGAACGTCGATTTTGCTACGAGCAAATGCATAGGCTACACGGTAGACAGTTGGACGCGAAAGCCGAGGTCGAGAATGCCGTGATAAGTCATTTTTGAGTCGTCGGGTTCTCCCTGGATGCGGGTCCGTAGCACGAAGTATCGGACGAGCGTAAGCCCCCCGCTGAGCGTCATCTCGGTATCCGACATGTGCGCGTCGTGAAGGGCCTCAAGCGCGAGCTTCTGCAATTCGCTCACCTCTTTTTTGCCGTGGTAAGAGCTCCATGTATCTATCTGGACGGTCACGGCCTGCGCCCCGCCGTAGGCGCTCGACGTTTGCACAGGGGCCGGGTCCATGTCGCTGGGGCCGGACGTGTAGAATGGCGGCACGAGGCTTTCTTCGGGGTGCTCGCGGTGGGGGACGGCGCGCCCGTCGTAGGTGACGGCCCCGTCGAGGGTGTCGTGGACCATCCCCAGCACCGGGTCGGTCACGTCGGTCCGATCACTGCCGCGCCGGGTCGTCACGATTTGTAGCGGTGAGCCTTGCGAGCATGACTTTTGATGGCGGAAATAATCGCCTTGACGAAATCCTCGGCCTCCGCCTTCAGCGCGTCGGTAAGGAAGGGCCGCCCTTCCATCCGGAAGGTCCCCTCGTGGACGAAGTGGGCGTAGTCGGTTTTCTTCGTGCCCACCCATCCCTTGGCAACCTCGAGGGCCTTGTCCGTCAGGATCGTCTCGATGGTCGAGCGCAGGTTGCCGGTGTCGACCGGCACCTCGCGGACCGCCTCGTCGAAGATTTTTTCCGTGTAGGTCTTGACCACCTCCTCGAGCTCGGTCCACAGGTCCGCCATCCACTTCTCAACGTTGTCCACGACCAACCTCCAGTCGTTTTCGAGCTCGTCACCGATGGGGGACGAAGGCATTGGCTCGTCAGTGGTCTCTTAGTCAGTGATTTCCTGGACTCGGGCGATTATGTGGGCGCCGGAGCGCATGGTGGGGTCGATGGCCCGGATCGTAAAGACCCGCTTGTTGTCGAACCGGTCAGCGACTTCGATGCGGTGGCGCTCCCGCACCGGAGCGCCGCTTGCAAACAGGAACACGTACAAAGAACGGTTCTGCTCGCCCCGCCCCTCGCGGCTCGTTTCATCGTCGGTCTGGGCGAGCGTGCACGCCACGCCCGTATGGGCGGCAGACCACGTCTGCCCCCCGCGCCCGTCGCCCGTTGGCGTAAGCAAATCGCACTCCAGGTCCAGGGAGCGCTCGACGCTGCGGGCGACCGCTTGGCGGTGGTGGGGCGAGCCGAACATGAAGCAAAAACCGTGAGGAAATCGGGGTAAAGTCTCGCTCGGAGTTACGGCACAAGGTTGGCGGTCGTCGACACGCTGCGAGGCCCATCGTCTGCCTGGAGCGAGTCGTCTCCGCTCACGATATCCTCATAGCGCTCTCTTGCCCGCTCGGCCCGCTTGCGGTAGCTCTCAATCTGGTTGTTCGAGTACTGGGCCGACCACGACTCGGTGGACTGGTTTTTGGGCTCCCCGCTGAGGCGCTCGTGCACGTGGTCCCATGCCTTCCAGTAGACGAACGCCTCGATCGCCCGCTCGCGGCGGCGCGGCTGCACAGGGTCGGCCACGCTCTGGTGGTCCCGCTCGACGGGGTTGTCGTAGTAGTCTTCGGGCCCGAGCCACCGACCGACCTTCTGCTCGCCCCGTTCGATCCACTCGCGCAGGTACGCCGACAGGTTGATGTCGGGAAATCGGTCGGGCGGGAGGTCGCCGTCCGGTTTGGTGAAGTCTCGTGGGTCCATAAGGAGTCACCTCATGAGAAGCTATTCGCCTGACTCGCCCTCCGATTCGTGGTAGCGCGACACCTGATCGACCGCCTGGGCGATGTCCTCCGCGCGAGCCGGGCCGATCCCGTCGATCTGCTCAAGGTCGCCGGTGGCCTCCTTGAGCTTCTCGAACGTGTCGATGCCGGCCTCCTGAAGGAGCGTCCTCGACACCTCGGGGATCGCCTCGGGGAGGCCCTCCGACACGTCGAGGGGCGAGGAAGGCTGATCCGAAGGCTCTTCCTCGTCGAGCTGCTGGTCGCGCTCGGCGAGGGCGGTGGGGACGGGCTTGCGCGTCTCGGAGGCTTCGTACAGGGTGCCCTCCCACAAATAGTCGCGGTTGAGGGCGTACGGGGTCGTGTCCATAAATGGGGGTGCGAAGCGTGAGAAAGAATCCCGCAGCGACGAGGGGCGGCCCGAAAGGGCGCGAGACGAAGACCCCATGCCCAGGACGCACCACCGTAAACCGGGCAGGGCCGCCCCGTCGCCTGCGGAGGGACGGGCTCAAGATTAGGCGAGCGTGATGCTGTCGATGACGCCCACGGCCTCCGGATTCGTCAGGACCGGCAGGGACGTTTGCCACCCGTCCGCCTCGATGCGGGGCGGCTTGTTGGTGTGGTGGGCCATGTCGATGGTGCGACCCGGCGTCGGCTGCCCCGCCGCTTTGCCGATGGCGGTGTAGCCAAGCGTGTTGCGCAGGATGCGGCGTGTGGTGGGATCGGGGCTGCGCCGCACCTCCATTTCGTTGCCGGTCTCGCACGTGAAGATCATCACGTCGTCGCTCATAAAGCGGTGGGCGTTCCCCGCTTCGTCCCAGTAGTTGAGGTCGTAGACGGTCGGGGTCGGCAGGTTATTCTGGGCGAAGACGCCCTGAACGTCCTGGTTGTCGAGGTTCTGAATCTGGATGGTGTTGTCGGCCTGCCCGACGACGGCCCCGGCGCGGCGCGCGACCTGCTCGTTCTGCCGAAGCGTGTTCATCACCTTGTGCGAAGTGATGATGTTTTCCACCCGATAGCCCTTGCTTTTCAGGTGCGATTGCATGTCGAGAATGTCGGTGAACGGGTCGTTGGCGTTTTGCG